CTTTGACGCGAGTAAGAATTTTTATAAAATTCTATTCCGTCCTGGATACTCTATTCAAAGTAGGGAATTAACGCAAGCACAATCTATTCTTCAAAACCAGATTGAAAGTTTTGGAAAGTATGCATTCAAGCAGGGAGAACTTGTTATTCCTGGTGAGGTAGGTCTTAATACAAAATTAGATTACGTAAAATTATCGTCTGTTTCTGAGGTTGCTGTCTCAGAAGGAGACGATATTGTTTATAAGAAGTATGATATTTCTCAGTTAGTTGGTCAACAATTAGTTGGTCTTACTTCTGGAGTTACAGCTAACATTCTAACTACAAAATTAGCAACCGAATCTTCTGCGGATACTTTATTTGTTAGTTACATTGATAGTGGTAATTCTAATACTGAGTCTACTTTTAGACAGGGTGAGACTCTAGAAGTTGTTGATGGTGTCAATACTCCTTTACTAGTCGTAGGTACAGATGGTAGTGTTCTACCAACAAGTATTGAAGTAACTAACCCAGATACAGGGGAAGTAACTTCATTAGAAAGTCCTGCAATGGGATTTGGTTCTGCTGTTAAGGTAGAAGAAGGTATTTACTTTGTTAATGGTTACTTTGTTCGTAATAGTGAGCAACTTTTAGTTATTGATGAATATTACGACAAACCATCTGCAAAAGTAGGTTTTACAATTAAGGAAGATGTTGTAACACCAGAAGAAGATGCAAGTTTATATGATAATTCTATTGGGTCTGCAAACTATACTGCACCTGGCTCACATAGATTAAAGATTACTTTAGAGTTAAAAGAATTTGCACTTGGTGCAATTACTGATAAGAATTTTATTCAATTACTCAGTGTTTCTAGAGGTCAAATTCAAAGTAAGATCTCTTCTACAGATTTTAGTGTGCTAGAACAAACACTTGCTCGTAGAACATTTGATGAAAGTGGTGATTATGTTGTAGATAATTTTGCAGTTGATATCAGAGAGTATGCTCAGAAAGATGGTAATAAAGGTCTCTATGGTGTTGATGAGTTTGGTCTTTATAACGGACAAACTGCTAGTGAGGCATCAAGAAAGATGGTTGCCAGTATTGGTCCTGGTAAAGCGTATATCAAGGGATATGAAATTGTCAATAAGGAAACTAAGTATCTAGAAATTAATAAAGCAAGAGAAAGTCTTTCTAGTGATAATGTAAATCTTAAGAGTAAAGGTTTACCAACATTTAATGTTACTAACGTTTATGGTAGTGTTCCTTTGAACAAAGAAGGATCTGAGTTAACTGCATATCCTGATGTATTTTTATATTCTACATTCAATGATGGATCTATTGGTTTAAACAATACAGAACTATCAACTGATCATAGACAAACTATTGATAGAAGAGGTAAGACTTTTAGTACAGATGATGGAATTAAAACTATCACCTTACAAATCACTAATACTGTAACTTTAATTGGTTCAGTAACAGATTCTACATTCCAAACTCAATTTGGTGAGTTGTTCTTTGTTAAGACTAGAAGTGATTTAGGAACACCAACTGCAATCAGTTCTTTTAAAACACTATCTTTTGCAACATCAAACAAACCACTTATAAATCCATCGACATCTGTTCAATTCTTAGAACTAACAGTCTTTGGTAATAAAAGTGAATTAGAATTATTATGCTTAGAATATGATTTATCTGATAGTGAAAACAGAAGAAGAATTTATTTAACAGAAGCTGATGCTGCTGCAGGAAACGATGAGTTTGGATTTATCGTAGATTATTCAGAAATTATTACTCCTGTTATTGGTAAAACAAAACCAAGCAACTTTTTCTTAAAAAGTAGAGGATCTGGATTTAACTCAGATTCTGATATTGTTTTATCTAAAGGTCGTTTAGAAGCAGGAACACCTGCATATAATTCTACATTTGGTTATTCTTATTTTGATCCACAGTTTTTTACTAAAATTATTTTAGAAAATATTCCTTCAGGTGCTAATGCATTTGATGAAGGTAAATATGTATTTGGTATCAATAGTAATGCATATGGAGTTGTAGAAGGATCATCTGCTGGTGTTTATAGTACAGGAAGAATTTTATTTCTTAAAACTTTATCTGGTAAGTTCCAATCTGGTGAAACAATTAGAGATGAAGATGGTAATACTGTAAAGATTGCAAAAGACAATACAATATCACATTTTATTGTTCAGAAAAGAGGTTTAGGATATGCTGATGGTTGTACTCTGTTAATAAATGGTCTTGAATTTGATGAATCAAAAATTTCAATAGGTAAGAATGTCGCAGGTAATATTTACAATGCAGTTATTAATAATAGAAGAGCAGTAAATGTTGAATATGCTCAACCTCCTGCAGTAACTGTACAAAATCCTGAAGGTTCTGCAAATCCTGGTGCTGCAGCTGCTGTTGTACCTGTTCTATTCAGAAATACAGTTACAACATATACTCCTCAGAATGTAAAATCTATTGGTTGTCAGTATGGTTCTGGAAACTCCAATGCTTTCTCTGCTGATGTTGTTGTAGACAGTCAAACTGATGCTGAAATTAAAGCAGTTACTAACTACACATTCTTTGGATCTCAAGGAACTAATTTTATTGAGTCTACTAGTTTTAGTGCTGATGCTTCTGTATTACTACAGCAAGGAGATCTTGTACAATTTTCTGATGATAGCAATAATCTAGTTCGTGCTATTGTACAATACGCTACAAAACAAGAGGGATCTTCTAAAACTAGAGTTTATCTAGACACAGTTTTACCTGGTGATGTTACAAATACAAGTATCGTACGCTTACGTCCAAAAATAAGTAACACTAACTCTGGTACATTACTTTTCCCAACTGGTAGTAAGCAAGTTTCTCAAGTTTCTGCTGGTGGAGATGATACTAAAATTAAATATTACTTCCGTAGAGATTTTGTAACTACTGCTTCTTCTGGCGGTGGTACAATTACATTTGCTGCACAGTTACCATTTGGTACACAGAGATTTGCTGCTTTTAGTGAGAGCAACTTTATTATTACTGTATTAGATCCTGGCGATGCTCCTAACCTTGTAAAAGGTGATATTGTTTACGTTGGTGAAGATTCTGTAGAAATTACATCTGCTACTGACACTGCTAGTGGTCTTACATCAGGTAGTATCAGTCTTCAGTTACCATCAACATATTTTGGAACTATTCCTTCTAATGGAACATTTCCTAAATTAAAACTTACTGCAACTCTTGAAGTATCTAATGCAAAACCAAGACTTAAGACTGCTGTTAGAAATAAGAGAATTGTTATTGCTTCTGCTGGTGATCGTATTGTTCCATTTAGAGGACAAGATTACGATAATGAAGTTGTAGAAACTCTATCATATTCTGATGCATTTAAACTCAGATATGTTTATGAAGGAACTTCTTCTCAAGCACCTGATGTAGATACAGCTGGTAATTTAATTTCAGGAACTGATGTTTCTGCTAGATATACATTTGACAATGGACAGAGAGATACAATATATGATGTTTCTAGAATAGTTTTAAAACCAGGATTTGAACCTGCAGTTGGTCAATTACTAATTGCGTTTGATTACTTTGAGCAATCTCAAGGAGATTTCTGTACTATTGATAGTTATCTACATGAAGCGGGTGTTCCAGAAGATGAGATTCCATCTTTCAATTCATCAGTTCATGGAAACTTAGAACTTAAGAATGCAATTGATTTCAGACCTAAAGTAGATAGTAGTACTATCATTCCTGGTTTCCTTAATATTGCTTCTCTTGAGACTACTGCTGGATCTTTTGCTGGTGCTGGTGCTATCTTATCAAGCACACCAGCTCCTGATTCTAATCTAGAATATACATTTTCGTTCAGTCAAATTCAATACTTAGATCGTATTGATGGTATCTTCTTAGACAAGAAAGGAAGTTTTATAGTTAAAGAAGGTAATTCATCTCTTAACCCATCTAAACCAGATCCTATTGATGATGCTGTACCTCTTTTCTATGCATATATTCCTGCATTTACAAAAACAACTAAAGATGTAAGGATTACTCCTGTTGATAATCGTCGTTACACAATGCGTGATATCGGTAAGTTAGAAAAACGTATTGAAAGACTTGAGTACTATACTACTCTCAGCATCCTAGAACAACAAGCTCTTAACATGCAAGTTAAGGATGAGATAGGTCTAGACAGGTTTAAGTCTGGTTTCTTTGTTGATAACTTTGAAGCACATAAAGTTGGTAACTTACAATCTCTTGATTATAGATGTGCAGTGGACAGTCAGCAAAGTGTCCTACGCCCTCAAGCAAAAGAAGATTCTGTAAATCTAGAAGAAGTTAATGTAAGAGAAGATCAAAGATCTGTTTCTGGTTATAAAAAATCTGGAGATATGGTAACTCTACCTTTCTCTCCTTTAAATTTATTAGGTAATAATTTTGCATCTAAGACTTTAAATCCAAATCCATTTGTTGTTCTTCAATATGTTGGTGATGGAGAAATTTCTCCTTCTATTGATCATTGGTATGATCAAACAGAGGAACCATTAGTAGTAGATACTAATACAGATCTATTCAATATTTTCATCGCAAAAGAAAATGTAAAAGAAAGTTTCTCAAGTCTCTTTAATTCATTTGTAGTTAACTGGGTTGGAACATCTACCTCATTTACTGCTATCAATTCATTAGGTGAAGTTAATACACAACAAGCTATCACATCTGTTGCTAGTGCATCTGTAGCTAGTTCTTCTAATATTAGTCCTCAAAATAATGAGGTAGGAAAAGGAGTTCCAACTAAAACAGTTGGAGAAAGTTTAGTTTCAACTTCTTTAGCATTCTTTGCTAGAAGTATTCCTGTTAGATATGTCATCAGAAGAATGAAACCTAATACGAAGATGTATGTTTTCTTAGAAGGTAGAGATATTAGTCGTTGGGTAAACCCAGACTTAAGATTTACAGGTATTGCTGGTAACTCTTTATCTGCATTTAATGGTGAGATTACAACTGATGAGTATGGTAATGCTAGTGGACTAATTGTTGTTCCTGCTGGTTTACCACCACTTGAAAATGCAACTTGGACTGGTGATGTGGATACTCTAGCATACGATACTTCTGCTGATGAAATATCAATTACTTCTGGTGTGTTGACATTTAGATTTACTTCTAGTTCAACCAATGCACCTAAAGAAGAGGTTGATAGTTATACAGAAGTTAAGTATTATGCTACTGGTCTTCTCCCAGAAAACCCATCAAGTATTATATCTACAAAACCATCTTACTTCAAATCAAATGAAGGTGTTCAGTTAATTGAAAGTAATACTGATAATCCTGTAAGACCTAATCCTCTTGCACAAACATTTAAAGTAGAAAACTTAAACGGTGGATGTTTTATTACTGGTGTTGATCTTTTCTTCAGTAAAAAGAGCACTAACATTCCAATTAAAACTTACATCTCTAATGTTGATGCAGAAAAACCAGCTAAGAACATTGTTCCTGGTTCTGAAAAAACTCTTTCTCCAAATACATTCCTCAAGTGTTTTGCTAGTGGTAATGTAGCAGTTTATGTGGGTGAAAATGTAACAGGTTCATCTTCTGCTGCATCAGGTCCTATTCTTAAGATCTTTGATAAAAATAATGTAGAATTAGTTGCAACTGCATCTGGTAAGTTCAGTCTTACAAACGAGCAAGTATATACTTTAGTTCTCAGTAATCATAATGGTAAATCTTTTGTACAAAATGAAGATTTAATTATTCCATCTGTCACAGAAGCAAACGCAAAAAATAACACTGATCTTGTTCTTTCTATCGCAAAAGATAGTGGTAAGGTTTCTAAGATGAGAATTACTAACACTGGTATTAACTATGACAGTGCAATTCTTACTATTGAGAGTCCTCAGTTACCTGGCGGATCTACTGCTACAGCAAGCATAGAAGTATCTGGTGGTAAAATTTATAATGCTGAGGTGTCGTTACCTGGATTTGGATATACAGAAGCACCATCAGTTGTTGTGAAAGGTGTTGGAAATGGAGCAGGTGGATGTGAGATTCAAACATTTATTGAAATTGATACACCAGCAGTTAGAATGGGTGTGTCTATTGATGCTGGAGAAGTAACAAACTCTACAACACCTACACACTTTGCATTCGATTATCCTGTTTATCTACAGAATGATACTGAATATGCATTAGTAGTAGAAACAGATTCTACTGATTATGAACTTTGGGTTTCTAAACTTGGTGAAACTGATATTGCTACAAGTACGGTTATTACAACTCAACCATCTTTAGGTTCGGTTTACCGATCACAAAACACTGAGAGTTGGACAGAGGATATATTTGAAGATCTTAAGTTTACTCTTTACAGAGCAGAGTTTGATACAACAAGACCTGCAGAACTTCTTCTTAAGAATGAAAATCTTGGTTATGAATTATTGGATGCAAATCCTATTGAAACAAATGCAAGTTCTAATTCTGCCTCTACATCTACATTATTTAAAAACAATAATGCTGTTATTAAAGTAAATCATAGAGATCATGGTTTTGAAGATAGTGGTAAATCTTATGTCTTTTATAGAACTGCAGTTGAGACTGGAGGCATCACTGCTTCTACTATTAACAGTAACTTATTTAAAGTGATGAATTCTGGTGTTGATTCATATAATATTCTTTCTCCATCTCAAGCTGCAGGTAATTCTCTTGGTGGTGGAACTTCTGTGTACGCAAGTCACAATAGAAAGTTTGAGACTCTATACCCACAAATTCATTATCTAACATTTACAGGAACAACTTTAGATGTTTCTGTAAAAACTACTAATGTAGTTCCTGTAGATTCTTCTACAACAAACTATGTTTCATATTCACAATCAGAATATGAAAGAACATTCTTGAATGAACCACACTACTTTACAAACCAGAAGATGATTGCTTCTGAGATTAACGAGACTTTAAACAGTGTTGATAGATCTCTAACTTACAAGATGCAACTATCTTCTACATCTAGTAATCTTTCTCCAATCATTGATCTTTCTAGTGCTTCTGTTAAAACAGTAAGTAATAGAATTGAAAATGCACATGGAGAAGAGAACAGATTTGGTAGAAGAGATCAAATTATAGAATTCTTCCCAGTTTATCAATTTAATCTTGCTGGTAACGCTGGAACAGAAATACAAGCTGATCAAATAATTGAAGGTCAGACTTCTAAGACAACAGGAACTATTGCAAGAGTTAATGGTAGTGTTGTTTATGTAAGAGTAAAGACAAGTCAATTCTTCCAAAAAGGTGAGAAAGTAAATCTAGGAAATCAAACTCAATTAACAAATGTTACTGTTGACTCTAACCCATCACAAGTATTTGCATCTATTGATGATGGTGCTACAATTGAAGCAAGAAATCCATCTGTAATTCTTGAAACATACGAAAATATTATTACTGGTAAGGCAGTTATTTGGAATTCTCAAACTCAAGAATTAACTGCTAGAGTTGATGTTAATCCAATAAATGATAATTACACTGATAGAATTATTGACAATGCATTCTACAATAGAAATCCTGTTATTGGTGATCAAATTGCAGATATCTTCCGTGTAGGAGACTTTATCAAGTATCCTAATCAACCAGATGAAGAAGCAAACTATCTAGAAGTAGGTAAAATTACTTACACAAATGGTATTGATTTTGTTGCTGAAAACACATCTAAGAATGGTTCTGCGGTAGCTAAGTATGTAACTAAGGAAGTTGTTATTAGTAATCCAGCAACTGCTATTGATGTACATCTAATGGCAAACGTTAAGGATATTTCTAACATTCAAGTTCTTTACAAATTCAAAAAAGCATCTAGTCAAGAAAACTTTGAGGATATTGATTGGGTATTATTTAATGGTAATGGACAACCTGATACTTTCGAGTTAGCAACTACAGAAAACACAATTTCAAGTGTTGTAGAAAAACAATCTTCTTATCAAGATCTTAAGTATAGTGTATCTGATATTGAAGAATATTCATCATTTGCTATTAAAATTGTGATGCTTGGTGTCGATCCTTCATTTGTGCCTAAAATTCAAGATATTCGTGCGGTTGCAGCATTCTAAATTCTAATTTCCGCGTATGGACTATATTAAAGTAAGTGGACATGATGGTCTTGTAAGAGATAAAAACACTGGTGCCATCATCAATTTAGACGATTCTGCGATTGCTGCGAGACGTAAGTCAAAACAGCTAGGTTCCGCGTTGGACGACATAAATATGTTGAAGAATGAAATCTCTGAAATTAAATCACTACTTAGAGAGTTAGTAAAAAATGCCAGCAATTAATGTCGCACGCACCGATACCTTTGAACTTCAAAGGCAGAAAATTAACCAAATTGGTGCAAGATTATTTGATGTAACTGGAGGTGGATCTGATCTATCTACTGGTAATTTGAAGCTAGGTGATGGAACGGTTTTAGCACCATCACTAGCATTTGATACAGATTCAACTCTGGGTTTTTATAAAGCAGATACAAAGACTCTAGGATTTGTTTCAACTTCAAAACGTGTTTTAGAAATTAGTGATACTGAAGTTACTTGTATCCAAAATTTTAACCTAACTCAAGAACAGTTACGTACAGATGGTTTAACCATCTTAAATGCTGGTTCTAATTATGAAGGTGGAACATATGCTAATATTCCTCTAACTGGAGGTAGTGGTGTTGCAGGTGAAGCAACAATTGTTGTAACTCCTTATGGTGGTTCTGTTACTAATAATGGAGCAGGATACATTCCTGGTAGTTACGGACAAGGTAGTGGTGGTATATTATTAAGTGGTGGTAGTGGTATAACTGTAAATGCAGAAGCCTCATTTGATGTAGATGGGATTGCTGGAACAATTTTAAATACTGGTTCTAATTACGCTGTTGGTGCTTCTGTAGCTGCTGTACCTCTTACTGGTGGTAATGGAACTGGTGCTGAGGCAGACATTGTTACAGGCACAAATGGAGAAGTTGTAGATGTTACTATTGTTGACAATGGTACTGGATATTTGAATGGAGATATTTTATCAGTAAATCCAAACTTTGATAGTGCTGGAACTGGAAGTGGATTTCAATATAGAGTTGATGGAAATCCAGGCGTAGTCAGTAACTTTAATATTTTATTGTATGGTTCAGGTTACACTACTGGTGATGTACTTACTCTACCAACAGATATAACAGGAGTATCTGCTCCTTTAAAAGGACAGGTAACTGGTGTTGCAACAACATTAAGCACTGTTTCTTATCAAATTACTGTAGCAGATACCACTGGTATTGTTGCAGGTATGAACGTTATTAATGGAGAAACAGATGTTGGAGCTTTAGCTTCTGGAACAACAGTTCAATCAGTTGACAGTGCTACTCAAATTACTTTAGATCTCTATCCAACTACTAATGGAGCAGCGACACTTGAATTTCTTAGTAGTGGTAATTTACTAGAGTTTGATATAGCTGATGACACGGGTATCTATGTAGGAATGTCCGTTACTCAGACTGGAGGAACTGGATCTTTAGCTGCTGGAACAACTGTTGCTACGGTTCAAAGTAACCGTATTACATTAAACCAAGCACCAACAGGTGCTGGTACAGCTATAGTAACCTTTGGACAAACATTTGGTTCAGGCACTACTCCTTTTGCTTATACAGTTGCAGCAGTTGGAACAGTAGATAGTATTACTGTTACTCAAGGTGGTACTGGATATGAAGTAGGAAATTTACTTTCTGTAGATGCTGAAAATTTAGTTTCTCCATTTGATTACACAGTTACTGCTGCACAAGCTATTGAAATAACTTTTACTGGAACTGTTTCTGCATCTTCTTTTGCAGTAGGAGATATTATACAGACAGCAACTGGTGGTGAGGGAGGTGGTTCTCCAGTTCAATACGAAGTTTATAGAATTGATTCTGCTGGTGGTAATATAACAAGAGTTTTCCTTGAAGCAACAGGTGGTGTTCTTAATAATGGAGATGCCCTAGAAGATAGTACTAATACTGCAATAGGAACTGTAGATACATGTACTAATCCTCAAACTTATTACTTCATTTCTGAGGGTGATACTGGATCTCCAATATTAAATCCAGATCTTACACTTTATTCTGGAAACACATATGTCTTTAATATTCAAGATTCAACTCTAGCAAATCTTGGATTTGCATTCAGTTCATATCCTGATGGTATTCATACTCCAAGTCTTGTTACAGCTGTATCAACAACATTATCAAACGTATCTAAAGATATAACAGTCAACTCTGCTACTGGCATTGTTGTTGGAATGGAAGTAACGGTAATCAGTGGAACAGGTGCATTACTACCAAATACTGTAGTCGAAGCTATCAATGGAACAACAATCACATTAAGTAATGTTGCTCTAACTTCTGGTGCTGTACAATTAGAATTCAAAGGATTTGAGTACATCAGAAATGTTACTAGAACAAGCAATGAACTAACAATTTTAATAGATGATAATACTCCAAATCTTTATTACTTCTCTCCAGATGCACCAGATGTTGGTGGAAAAGATGGTGAAGAAGGATTACTTACTATTGATTTAAACAACCCAAGAGTATTTGGTTCTGGACTTAGTGTTGAAGTATTGCTTACTAATGACGTAGATATTATTAGTAATAATATTTTGACTGGATTAATAACTGCTGCAGGACTTTCCAGTTCTACCCTAAGTTCTTCAAGTGGTAGTATTCCTAATCTAACCTCTGGAAATATTAGTGGAGGTACTATTAGTTTAAATGAGATAACCAATAATAGTGGAACTTTAGCTATTACTGCAACTCAAATTAATATTACAGGAGACATAGATTTTTCAGGAAAAGGAAGTTTTAATGATACTTCTGGAGACCTTCAAGTTTCAGGAGTTCTTAAGACATTAAACTCTGTAAATGTCAATGACAAACTTTTCATTACTGATAATGTAGTTTCATCTGCTGGTGGTTCTAATATTACCTTTACTCCATCATTAGGTCAATCTGTCAAGGTTAACTCATCTACATCTCTTGTTATTCCTGTTGGAACTGATGCTCAGAGACCTGGTGTAACAGAAGATGGAGCAATCCGTTTCAATACTGATAGTCAATCTTATGAAGGATATAGTGCTTCTACTACTTCTTGGTCTTCACTTGGTGGTGTAAGAGATCAGGATGGTAATACTTATATTCTTGCAGAAGAAACTGTAGCTGCAAATGATAATACATTATGGTTCTATAATGATGCTGTAAATACAATGAGATTTACACCAGAATATCAGGAATTTGTTAGTGTCAAGAAAGTAAGATCTCCTAATGTTTCAGCACCAGCTTATATCACATGGACAGCTAATAGTCCAGCAGTAGTAGGAGATTATCTTAAATATAGAAATAATATCTATGAAGTAACAGCGGTTGCAAACACTGCGCCAGGAGCTATCAACTTAACTGCTTCTAGTGGAAATCCTCCTATTCATAGTTCTGGAGCAACTACAAATGGTGACTTAGAACTTACTTTTTCTGTTACCGCAGTTTCTTCTCTTACATTTGAAGAAATTTCAGAGGTTCGCATTGATCCATTAGGATTTACAGATCTAGTTATCAATAACGAAATTCGTATATCTGGAAATACAATTTCATCAGATACTAATGATTTACTGATTCAACCAAACGCTGGACAGAAAGCAGTTATTAATGCTAATTCTTCTTTAGTTCTTCCTGTTGGAAACAATAACCAAAAAGGAAATGCAGCACAAGGATCTATAAGATATAATACTGACGATAATCAGTTTGAAGGATATAACGGAGCACAATGGGGTGGTCTAGGTGGTGTTAAAGATATTGATCAAGATACTTACATTCAGGCAGAAACATCTCCTGGTTCAGATGAGGATATTTTATATTTCTATAATGCAAATAGCAATACACTTCAATTAACAGTTTCTGGACTTGATTTTTATGATATTGATACTATAAATTCTCCTACTTCAGATACATTTAATATCAATGCTTCAACAATCACATTTGATAGTCTAGCAACCACACTGGACAATACTAGTGCTGATAAAACATTCTTATTTTCAACCAGACAAAATTTTGATCTTGGTTTATCTTCTGGTCTTACAACTGATCCATTATTAAGACTTACTGATGAAGGTGATGTTTTCTACAACCTAGGTTTTGGAACAGGAACTTACAATGGTGTTAAGTTATTTGATAGTGAACTTAAAGAACTTGAACTTGCTGATTACAGAATCGTAACTAAGAAAGTGGATTTGGAAAGAGGAACACTCAATGAAGGAGATGCAGTGATATATGATCCTACTATTGAAGCTTCAGCAAAAGTGATTATTACAGCACATAATACAGATACAAATGATAAAGAAATTGTTGAGTATTCTGTTACTGACAAAGGAACTGAAGTTTACTTTTCAGAAATTGCTAACATTTCAACAGGAGTAAATCAATTCAGTACAGTGTTTGATTTGAATGATACTGGAAGTGTTAGAGTTACATTTACATTAGATACTAGCCTAACTAGTGGTGATGATGTTGAATTCACCGTAGTCTCCCAAATTACTAAGAGGTAAAAATGCCAGAAATTTTAAGGACATATGATTCTGTTGGAGGATTTTCTGTTGATCGAACAACTTTGATCAATGAAAAGAAAGACGTTACTAACGTAAATTCATTTGAGGTAAAAAATTCATTTTACTCTGATAGTTCTACCAACCATTATATTTTAAGAGGTATTAATACATCTGTTCTATCTACAGATGATGTTAATAGTACAATTCCTATACCAAGTAATTCAATTAATTTTGTAGAGACTTTTATTGTGGGAGTTAACGATAATGCATCTGGAAATATCTGTACAAAATTGGATAGTGTTCTTAAGGTAGCTAATGATGGTGTAGTATCTGAATTATCTACAATGACAACTACCGTTAAAGATGATGTTCCATCAGGTCAAACTTGGACTATTGATCCTTTTATTGGTGGTTCCAATAATACTTTCAGTTATAATACATCTCGTGCAGGAACAACTCGTACAATTAAATGGGTTGCATATGTGAAAGTTGTAAGCATTGACTGGACTTAGAGTTTTAGTACTAAATAGAAAAGAGAAATATTTTAAGTCTGCAGGCTGATAGAAAATGAGCTTTAAGTTTAATTCTGACAAAGAGCAAATTAGGGCTAATGCTCCTAAAGTTATAGGAGATACCGAGGTCTCGATAAGATCGGGAACTGGCACTGATGAAAAAGAGGTCTTGCGTGCTCTAATTGAACCAACTACCAAAGTACCTCGTGTTGGTATCAATAGGACAGGAAACAGAATTGACACTATCGTAGTAACCAATCCAGGTTCTGGTTATACGACTCAGCCTTCAGTTACAGTTAGTGCTCCTCTAGGTGATAATCCAATCCAAGGTGCTGCTTCTGCTTCTATTTCTCCAGAAGGTAGACTTGTTGGTGTTCTCATTGATAATCCAGGTTCTGGTTATACTTCTGCTCCTACAATTACAATCACTGGTGGTAATGGTGTAGGTGCTACTGCAGAAGCATTTTTAGATAGCGTAGATTTTGAACTTGATATTAACGGTGCTATCAGAACTTCTACATCTATCATTTCTGATACTGCAAGAATTTTAAATCTAGATATTGATAATTTGGTTACTCCTGACGCAGCTCAGAGAGCACCAAACTTAAAAACTTTTATGAATAACACTGGTACCCCATGGGCACCAGACAGATTACTACAGAAAAATACTTTTGTTTATCGTGGTCCTAATGTATACCAATCATTAAACGTTGGTACTACATCAGCAAACCCTGTAGATCCACCTCTTCATACTGATGGAATTGAAATTAATGGTAATGCATTAGATGCTGCTGTTCCTGGTGTTCAATTCAAACACATTGGTTTCCGCGTATCTGATCCGAACGAAGTTTTCTATAATACAAGTGGAGAAACTGGAGTATATCCAAGATCTATCACTCCTTTACTAGGTGATAAGTCAGACAAAATTGCAACTACTGAATACGTTCTTAACCTAGCAACAAATGACGTTGGTGGACGTATTTACGTTTCTCAATTGATTGGTGATGATGCTAACGATGGTCGTTCTCCAGTTAACCCAGTTAGAACAATTAAGAAAGCATGTCAATTGGCATGGGAAACTCCTGGCGTAAAAGAATCTATTATTATTGCGGGTGGTGACTACACGGAAGACAACCCAATGTCTCTTCCACCTGATGCTTCTATTGTTGGTGATAACTTACGTCTTGTTATTATACGTCCTGCAAATCCAAGAAAACACATCTTTAAATTTGGTGATAAGAACTATATTATTGGTGTTACTTATAGAGACCAAGAAGGTGCTGATACATTTACTTGGGACTTTGCTATGGTCTTTGACGACAAGCAAAGAGTTACCTACGATTTTCTTCAAAATGGAGATGCTTCAACTCAATTCCCTATTGGTCATCAGGTTTTTGGTGAACCAATTTTTAGAGCAACATACCAGTCTAACGGAGGTCTTAACAATCTAGTAGCTGGCATTGAATTAAGAGGTGTTAACGCTGGTGGAATTGTTACATCTAGGAATGTTCAATTTAATGAAGTTACAGGTCCTAGTGCATATATTAGTGGTACATTTGATTTTGTACAAACATCTGGTTCTGTAAACGCTGGTGAAACATTAGTATATGGTGGTGCAAACAGTCAAAGATTCCAACCTTTAACTGCATACACTGTTGGTCAACTTGTTTGGACAGAACAACATGTTTACAACGTATCAGTTGCTGGTACATCAGGCGAAACTAACCCAACTCACGATGCTGGTTCTGCAAATAATGGTACTGGAACTCTAGAGTTTACCTACGTAAGAGATACATATTCTCTTGTTACAACTGATATTATTTCAGTTAGAGCTGAAGGTGAGGTTGTATTTGAGAATAGACCTAACCTAACAGATCCTCCACTACCAATCAGTAGAATTGACTTCTCTCTACAGGGAGATCCTAGTATTGCAACTGGCGGTTTTGGAGATTACGGTACACCTGAAGATCTTGGTGGTATTATTTTCTATACAAACCCACTAGTTGAAGCAGATAACATTCACGACTTCAAAGAAGGTGAAGAGATTTTAATTCAAAATCTATCTACATCATCTCCAGACTTATCCATGTTAAATGGTAAGCAAAGAATTTACAAAGTTATTGAAGATCCTGATGGTAGATCTAGACGTTTTGTTATTCCTAAGAAACTACCTTCTTTAACTAACAACAACTATGATCCTGGTCAATTTGCACAGGTTCAATCTTTCTCTAAGTCTGTAACTTTATCTCTACTTAACTCACCATTTAAGTTTAATGAAGCAACTCCTGTAGCGAGAAGATTCCAAGATGCTTCTCTTCAAATCAGAAACAATAGAGAGTTTATTGCTGATGAAGTTGTAGGAAGAATTAATGATGAATTTAGTAAAGATTTCTACTCAATATTTGATATTGGTGGTACTCCTACAGCACAAACAACACCTACAAATGCTACTTATAATGCTGCAACTGGAGACTTGGTACTTACTAAAGTTAACCATGGATTTGATGTTGGACAAGGTATTTCAATTGCAACAGATTCACTAACATTTACTTGTTTGATGGATAATAATGCTACAGAGCATACTTATCCTAGAGCAAGCGATCCAGGTGCAAATAGAGCTCTTCCT